TATTTAGAAAAATGTATAGGAGAAGAAAAATGAACTTAGAACAAATAAAAGAACATATCAAAGAAGAAGAAGGGTTTCGTAATTCTATGTATAGAGATCATCTAGGATTTGCTACAATAGGATTTGGGCATTTAGTAAAACCAACAGATAAATTTAAAGAAGGTGTTATATATACAGAAAAAGAACTGACAAAAGTTTTTGAATATGATTTTGCTATAGCACATCAAGACGCTTTAGATTTAAGTAAAAACCTAGATATTTGTGAAGAAGCCAAGGAAATACTTGTTCATATGTGCTTTCAATTAGGAAAGCCAAAAGTAATGAAATTCAAGAAGATGTTTGAAGCATTACGAAATAAAGATTATACTGTAGCTGGATTTGAAATGGAAGATTCGTTATGGGCAAAGAAACACACACCAACGAGAGCGAGCAAACTAGCGGAACAGATGAAAAAGTTGACCTAAGAAAACATAGGAAAAGACTTACCACGCCAGAAGAAAAAGAGTATATTTACCAAATGCGTAAAAAATACAAAGAGGAAGATTTAAAAGAAAAAATGGCAAGAATAAGTAAAGAGTTAAATTTATGAAAAAGAAAAAAGAAAAGAAAAAAGAAAAGTCGTTATTAACAAAAGGTGGTTCTGGAGTATCACAAAAAAAACTTAATGAACTTGGTTATCCTGTTAATGACCCATATGGTTTGATTGCGGCTTTTTATAGAGCGTTTGGAGGTAAACAAAATGCTAGGTAAAATATTTGGTGGAGACACACTTAAAACAGTAGGTAATGTAATTGATGATTTGCATTTTTCTGGTGAAGAAAAAGAAAAACTAAAATTACAAATGAAAGAGATTGACGCAAAACTAAAAGAAAAACAATTAGATATTAATAAAGCAGAAGCTTCACATAAATCTATTTTTGTTTCTGGTTGGCGACCTTTTCTTGGTTGGGTTTCTGGATTGTCAATAGGATATGTTTATCTTTTTCAACCAATATTAGATATGATTTTACAAATGTTTGATGTTAAAGTAGACTGGGTTGTGCTTGATCTTGGTCAACTCATGCCACTTGTTCTTGGAATGTTGGGGCTTGGGGGATTACGCAGTTTTGAAAAAGCAAAGGGGCTAACAAAATGAAACAGAAAATAGAAAAATGGTGGGATTCATTTCTTTCGCTAAAGTGGTGGGTCCAAGCAATTATTATTGCAGTTATTGCAGTAGGTATTCATAACTATATTTTACATTAGGAGGTAATATGCCAAAAGGTGCTGGAACATATGGAAGTAAAGTAGGCAGACCGCCTATGAAGAATAAAAAAAAGAAAAAAAAGAAAAAGAAAAAATAGACTATGAGTGGCTTCACAACATCTACAACTATAAAAGAGTTAATAGGAACTAGAAGAAAAAAGCCACTCAAAGCAAATGTCCGAAAAAAAAGAAAGAAAAGAAAAAAAAATAAAACTAAACGATAAAGATCATTTTCTCCACGAGATTGAATGGGTTGATATTGTTGGCGATAGTACAATAGTCAGTTTAGATGAATTTAAAAGAATGAGAACAGCAACGATAACCACAATCGCATATGTTCTAAAAAAAGATAAAAATAACCTCTACACCTTTGCAAGTTACTCCCAAGATGGTTTTTATGGAGATAGGAACATTATCCCTCTCGGAGTTGTTAAAAAGATCGCTAAAATATAGTGCTAGCGATTAATTAATAAATATCTTGATATAATCTTTAACTTTACAATAAAACCTATTGTACGCTTAAAAAAACAGCGTTTAAAGAGTTTTACCTTTTTTTAACAATAAGTGTTTACATATTATTATCAATTTGATAATAGATGTATATGATTTTAACAAAGGAAAAAAAAATGAATACAAAAAATAAACAAATTAATGAAGCAAATGATGAATGGGAATTTGGATTAGGTATTGCTTTTAGAGCATTACTTGGTGTACCCAACAGTAAAAAAAATCATGGTTTATACAATGATTTTATTTCTGCTTATTGTCTTTTTAAAAAAGATCAAATTGTAAGATGTGGTGATCTTCACAGAACATATTTATCATTACAATTAAAAAAATACGAAAATACAAATTATGAGGTGGCTCAATAATGAGCCATCTAAGAAAGGAAAATAAAATGAAAAAAATTGTTAGAGTAACTACTCAATATTTAGAAAATTATAACTTTGAAAATGATAAGATACACGAAGGTGTTTATAAATTTAAAGGTGGTGATGAATATCACATTTCTGTTGATGTACAAAATAATGCTATGGCAGATAGAAGAGCATTAGGAAAAGCTATTGTATTTATTAATACTTTTTTTTGTAGATCAGATAAATTTAATCCAACATTTATTTCTCACTATGAAATTATAGATATTGATACTGAAGGAGAACTTGAAGATGCATATTTAGAATCTAATGATATACCAGAAGTATATAGAATTGATTTAAAAGAATATGAATTGGCTGATTCAGTAACAAGAAATAAACTTGAACAATATATTTCTATTGAAGATTTTAAAAAAAAATTAAATCATTAAAAAATTTAATTTAAAACAAAAAGGGGTATCAGACAAATACCCCTTTTTTTATGTACGATCGTAGATGTCTATACAGGGAAAGGAAAGGCAATATACCAACCTGTATAAACTTGCAGATGCTACGACACCTGTATAATCTGGTATATGCCAACTATTAAATACCCCAAATATCTTGTCTAGCCAATGCTTTATCTTGATCGGACCAATACCAATCGTCAAGATTTGGAGTTATTAAACTTGCTATATTGTCTTTTGTTTTACAAATCTTCATCATATTTGCACAACTTATTAAAGACATTTCAATTTCTTTCATTTCTTTTTCTGTGTTTAAAATATCAACAACTTCGTATTTCTTCGGTGTTACAATTAACATAGAGACATCAACAGCTTTACCTTTATACTTTTCTCTCAAAGCTTTTTTATAAATAGCTTGTTGTAAAATATCACTACGATTTTTTTGTAATCTGCTTTTAGATTTTAAATCTATAACAGTTACCAAATTATCTGATTCAAACACAAAATCTACATAACCTTTAAATGGAATACCTAATATTTCTGTTTCTACTTCCATTTGTGAAGTAACAAATTCAGAACCTTTAAAAGTTATATTGTCATCAAGTAAACAATTTAAAGCAATATCAAAACTAGGTTCTAGCATTAATCTTTCTTTTCTTGCTTTGTCTTGATCTAAAACAAATTTTGTACCATCATCATAATAGTTAAACATAGAACGTTTTGCTTCATCATATAAAAAACTATTTTTAAAACTTTTATAATATTTTTGTAAGTTATTATCTTTACGTAATTCTTTTGTATAATTAAGTAAAAAATAATAAATGCCATGTTCTATTGCAGAACCTCGTACCATTTTCTCATTGGCTGGAAAGTCATACCCATAAATATATCGCATGACAAAACCACAAGGAAAATTTTTAAATGTATTTAAACGACTAGGACTGAATGGAAGTAAATTAAATTTTTTAAATATTTTTTTATCTATCATACCAATAACTCTCCTTGTCTTTTATCAACAGGTTTCCAATTATAATAATAAAGTTTTTTAGGCTCTCCAGTAAACTTATCAGTAACTATTGTAGTCTTAATTGGATTGTCTAATTGTTTATATGATACAATCATGTTCTCATCTTCATAAATTAATCGTAAATCTTTTTTATGAAAACTAGCTTTATTTACATATCGTTCATGTACAGGTGCTAAATTACCAAACAGTGTTGTTATTTTTTTCGTAATCATTAATTTTTCCTTTCAAAATTAATTTTAGTTGCTGATTAAAATCTCTATCGTAATCAGTTCGTGAGTGACATTTACGACATAAAGGTATGAGATTATCAATCCTATTCATTTTTGGATTGCCACCCATCTTACGACCTTCTATGTGATGAATATCATTTGCTGGACTATCACAAGACCAACAATTAGGGGTATGTTGATCTCCATACCCCCAATATTTTTTAAAAAGATTAATATAATTTTTTGCCACTAAATATCTGGTGATTGATTAAATTGTTCGTCTTTTAATTCAATCTTTAAGTTTAAAGTGCCATCGTCATTTTTCCAAATTGCGGCAGAATAAACTCTATCTGGGTCAAGAACCATTTTTTCTTTTATCTTAACATTAGAATTTTGATAAACAGGTTTTGTATCTCCTTCCTGTTTATTATCATTCTTAAACATTTTTATATATTGTCTGCTCATATTATATCTACCTCTGCTGTATTTTTCTCATCTTTTGCACCATAGATTTCTTCTGCTGATGCAATGTTATGATCTCCAATAATACCTAGACCAGCACAGGCACGACCTAAAGCTGTTGTCTGACAAAATTCTACGGCAGATGTTCTAGTAATAAAATTGGTTTCTCGTTTTTTCTCAGCAAAACCATTTGCCAAAAATTGTGGACCTGTTTCTAAATTTAAACAGATCTTACATTCTACAAATACTTTATCGTCTGTATTTTCATGCACAATAAATTCAGTAGAAATGCTTGTACCAAAATATTCTCTAAGTTTAGCAATTCGCAAACCAACAGTAGAATATTTTTTTCCTTTAATCTCAACAACTCCCTCGCCAACTTTGGTAGAAGCTATATCGTCTCTGATATGATCTAATGAATAATCAAATCGTTGTTTTTCTATATAGTATGTCATAGAAATTTTCTCCTTTTGGTTATTATATATTAATTAGTAGGATTTAAAACCGAATAACCACGATTTTCCATACATTTAGATATTACTTGTTTCTCGTAATACCCATACTGAAACCCACTCATTTGAGATTCAGCTACAAAACGACATTCAGCAAGATCATCATAAAATTCTTTAGATGTACTACCTGTCGGATCGTAAACCGGTACATAACTTGAACAGCCTGTTAAAAATAATAAAAATAAAATTCTAATCATTTTAACCTCTGTAAAAAAAATTTTCTTTTCTTATTAAAAATACAAAACATTTCAAAGTTTCTTAATTTCCAACATTTACAAAGAAATAATACTATTGTTTTATATGCGTCTGGATATGTATCAGCTAAAGGTTCTTGAATTTTTAAAAGTTTATTCATCTTTTCCCCTTATCAAAAGTTAATTTAGGTTTATAAATCACAACTGATTTAGAAAGTCTTGGTTGTTTTTTATAAACTTTTTTAATTTCTTTTTTTATTGGTTCTGTTTTACCTTCTGTTAATTCTAAAACATAATCTGTAAATTTAATGCTCATTTGTTCTCCTTTATTTTATTAAATTGATCTAAATATTTTTTTGGAACAGGAAAACCTGTTGTATCAAATTTTAATGCAAGATTTCCTTTATTATCAATTTCTGCACATTCTGAATCATCAAATTCGTCATTAATACATTTTGATCTAACCAAAAAAATTTCATAATCTTTTAAAGTATTTTCTAAATTATCATTTATTAATAAAGATAAATTTTTTGAAAAATCACAATCAGTTGATTCTTTATGAACTGATTGCCATTCATAATAGTAAAAATTTTTCATATTATTTCTATAACCAATGCGGTACTAAAAATAGTATCGCGTTAATAAATAATATTAAAATAAATAACCAACTAGGAATATGCATTTGACCTCCTAGTTAATTGTACCGATAAGTGCATCGGTATCATTCATAACAGCATAAATTAAAAATTTAGTATTTGGTTTGCACAAAATCATTTTTTTTGCATACATTTCTAAACCTTTAATATCGTGAAAAGATTGTTTAGTTGTTGATCTTGACCAAACAGAAAATAATGTAGCATTATTTTTTATTTCTTCTTCTCTTGTATTTAGTTTTAAATAATTAATCATTTTTTTTCCTTTCATTAATTATAAATAGAGTATTATCAAATTGGTAATACCATGTAAACAAAAAAGTGTTGTTAAAAAACGAGAGAAATGGTATGTTTTTTTTATTAAAATTCTTTTTTTTCTCCGAAACCCCAGTTTTTCCCAAATTTCTGGGGTTTTTTAATGCGTATGAATGAATCTGTATTGCAACAGCAATTAGTTATTTACTTACAAGAAAAACAAAAATATTATCAATTTAGATTTTTTCATTGTCCAAACGAAGGTAAGAGAAAAGTTTGGTATCTGAAAAAACTAAAAAATATGGGAATGAAAAGCGGAGTGCCAGATTTAATATTAGAATTTCCAAAGAGTAAATTTGTTTACTGTGAAATTAAAATGCCAAAAGGTAGATTAAGTAATTCACAAAAACTTTGGAAAGTTCAATCAGAAATTTTAGGTACACCTTTTCATGTTATCAAAGGCACTTATAAGGAGTGCAAACTTCAATTTGATTTTATTTTTAAAGATTATGAATACGCAAGAATTAAATAGATTGACTATGTACTACATAAGAATAATTGAAGAAAATAAACTTATGTTTGAAGGATACAAAGAGAAATGTTGGCAACAAGCATATAAAGATACGGAGAAAAAAAATGGCAAAAATTTGGAAAATGGGAATAAGTCCTGATCAATTTATAGCAGATACACAAGACTTAACTAACGAAGAGTTAGGAGTTTATTTTAGATTGATCTGTTACGCTTGGAAAAAAGAAGCATATTTACCTAAAGATCAAGAACGACTACAAAGAATTGGTCAAAATTGTAACTTAAAAATTATTCAATATTTATTAAAACAATTTTTTATTGAAGATGATAATGGATTTTATTGTAAAGCACAAAAAGAAGAATTTGATTGGGTTGTAGAAAAATCAGAAAAAGCAAAAGTATCAGCAGATAAAAGATGGGAAAAAACGCAAAGCGA